CCAGTGGTAAGCATTCAGAAGAGGATGTACGACATCGGTTACGAGTTTAAGAGTGGAGGATAATTTTTGCAGTAAAGTCACACGCTCAGGTGTTGCTTCTTTGGCTTTCAGTTTGTTGATAGACTTGATTAAGTTGACACGTTTACGTTCCAATAAAATGGGATTTGTTGGAAGCTCTTCGCTCTGATCAGCGTCACTTACTTGCTCGGGTAGCTTGCCATGTTCGCATACATACCGGTATCGACTATAGGCAATGTCCACATCCGATTGCATATCCATGATTTGGAGTGCCAAGTTTTCGCGAAGCGATACCGATTCTGCATTGTTCTCATTTGGCATGCGCTCTATAGTGCACAAGCCAAACAATTGCGCCCTGGTATTGGCAAGGATCTTATAATACTTATCGGCTTCGAGCTTGGTAGCTTTTTCGAGTTCGGGATTTTTGGGAGATGCTACAGGTGTAGGAGTTGGAGCTGGAGCTGTCGTATGTGCCGGTGCTGTTTGTGGTGCAATGCCTTTGAGCCGATAGAATACCGCACGGAGCGAATCAAATAGAAGTTGCTTGTTGCTTGCATCCTCGCCTTCTTTGATTAATTTACGTACAAGTGCTTCATCATTGCCCAATCGGTGCAATATGTTTAGCCCTTCAGTATATTCTTTTTTGGGTGAATTGAGCCATCGAAGCAAGTCCTTATCCATTTGGCTAAGGTCGGCAAGTGCGTACGCACAGAAAAGGACAGCAAATACCTACCTATTCTTTACCCAAAGCTCCTGCTGCACAATGGTCCAGTTTAATTTTTGCAATTGGCTACGCATCACTTCATCGGAAGGATACTTGGTCTGCTCTCTGATCGCTCGCTTGATGTTGGCTACAGCTCCAGTCGTAATCTCTAAATCCTTATACACACCTCGCTCATCTAGCATCGTATTGTATGCTTCCTTCAGGGATATGCCTACTATCTTTTTAGGCGTTGGCTTCGGCGTAGCATGATGAGAAAATACATACCAGTCTTTGGCTCTGTTTGTTAGCAAGCGAAGCTTGTCAGCACTTGTGCCCTCATAGTTTTTCACTACATCCAATTCGATCGATGCACCTTTTTGTTTCACTACAAATAATACTGCAGGCGAATTCAAATGCATCACAAAACGATCATTGCAATGCGCATTGTCGACATGTTGAAAAAGAAATTGAGGATGTTTTTTAGGCATGCACAAATATACAAAACACTTTGTAAATACAAAGTATTATTTTTTATGTTTTATCAGCCATTCGATATTCATATTGCCCGAATCAGCATATTGAAACTGGAGCTCTTGCAACCAGGTAAATAATTGAGTGGCTGTGAATCCATCTATCGGGAACATCATGTACAACTTTTCGTCCAGCTCCTGCGTATTCATACGCAAATCAGCATCGATATAGTTCAATGCTGGCATGTAATTCATTTGCAAGTGCGTCAGTATGCCTTGCAAGGCTGGGGTTAGTGGTTCCTGTGGCATAAAAAAGCTATTGGGCTTGCACCTCAAAGGGAAATCCCCCGAGTGTGGCATATAGCCACGCCCAATAGCCTATACGTTGCTATTAGGGGATTTCATTCTGAGGTGCGATACAAATATAAAACAACTCCCATTAATCAATGGGAATTATTTTAATAGCATCCTACATTCCAACCGTATTCACTACTCTTTGGAGGTTTAGGTAAAATGTAAACAGGTACTTTTTTCGGCTTAACTCTTTTGATGCCTTTTTTAAGCAAAGCAGTATCGTTCATCCGCTTTGCGGCATGTGATTTTTTGGATTCCATATAGATGTGTTTTTATATCCACCCTATGGCATAATAAATTTTAAAATAAATTTCAAAACATATTATTTCTCCATCATTTGTATATACATTTGCAATCTCACTTGAAACATATACACAAAATGTTAGGCTGCCTTCGGGTGGCTTTTTTTTTGAATAGTAACAAAGTTATTTGCTCAGGTTCGTAGTTGAGCAAAATCATTATTCACAGTTGGTGAATATTAACAACAATTCTCCGCAAACAATAGTGAAATTGCATTGTACAACGATGTGTATAATAACAAAAAAAAATTATTGCAATTAAAAAAGCCCCGACAAGTCGAGGCTTTTCCTTAAAATTAATAATTATGAAAACAAGCTATGTTATGGCCTATCGTTCCGTTTCAGAAGATAGGTACTTTTAATCGTGACTAAATTACCTGCTACAGCAGCTCCAGTACCGGATGCTCCACTATACCACCTAAACCTATAATAGTTCCAAGGGTTGGTAGGGAATACCCAATGCTTAATATAGGTAGTAGATGTTGCACTCCTTGCAAATGCTATTGTATCAGCAGTGGTCAACGATGAATAAGGATGATAGTCTGCTGCTTTCCATTGCTTCCAGTTTACTTTATCATTGCTCACCCACAGACTCACACCACCTACCAATGTATCGGCAGTTGTATAAGCGCTAAAGGTTACATGATAATTACCCTCGATCTGCACTGGCTTCGAGTAGTAGTAAGCGCCATCGGCTACCTGTGGCGTGAAGGTTGTATACGAGCTATCCATCGATAGCAATTGCGCATTCGAAGTGGTCGCTACGCAAAAGAAAAGGCTGAGTAAAAAGAGGAATCGTTTCATTGTATGCTATTTGATTTTTGTTTGAAAATTTGATTTTAAAAAATAGGAGGTTGTTATTCCTTAAGCTTGTACGTAAGTAACTACACCTTGATAGATCACTACATTGCCTGCAGGATACATGAACGAAAGTTTGTAGCCTTTTACGCCATCGACTGTCGTACCACTTTCCCATCCACCTTCTGGAGCTAGGTAAGCCCCGTTGCAATCACAACCTAATTGGTAGTATTGGTCCACATCACACTCAGCATCTTTCACTAGGATAATCAACTGATCGTTTTTCACAAGCTTCACCAATTTGTGCAACTCCTCATCACTACCAGGTACAAACACTTCCAATTTGTTCATCACTTTCAAGTTACCCACTTCGCCGCTTAAGTTAGCAGATAGCTTTTGTTTGGTTGGCGCACAGGCTAATTTCATAAAGCCGAAGCCTACTTTAAATTCATGATCTGTAGCTATGATGACTTCCCCTGCTACTGGACATTTAAGTCCGCCTGCTGGATCAAAATCGCTTAGGGCTGCGAATAAAATAGTATCAGAAACGCCTGTTTCTTTGATTGTTCTTGCTGCTTCCGCAAGTGCTTTGTATGGAGATGGCATGTTAAAAAAATTAAGGTTGGTTAAATAAATATTGTTTTGATGAATGTAGATGTGAATGTGATTATTCGAATACTTCGATGAAGTATCGAGGGTGATTGTTGGCGAAGTCTAGCAACTTGCCTTCGTTGCCTTCTATTAAGAAACGCTCAGGTGTCCAGATGGAACCATAGACACCTATCTGTGATCCTTTGGCTACCTTGAATTGTAAAATGCGTTTGTCCGGATGCTCAAATTTCAAGAACTCCGATTCCTCTTCTGTTCTTCCAATGCTCAATGAGCTTTTAGGTGCAGTCTCTTCGACTACTGGTTCAGTAACTTCCGCGACTGGTTCAGTAACTTCTGCTACCGGTTCGGTAACTTCCGTTACTTCTGCAGTAGAATCATTTGCAACCACCGCATCTTTTACAGATGTAGTGGTTGCTTTTTTTGTGTTGTTCTTTTTGCTCGACATTGAGAGAATATTTATAAATGATTTATGATTGAAGTCATTATCCTATTAAGCTATAGCTTACGCTACAAACGCATCGCTACAGATGATAGGTTTTTTGGTTGTGTTCGCAAGTGCGTAGTTTACACCCCAAGTACCATCCATCATCATTTTGATGCTACGGTTAAACTCTTGGAATTTAATCTCGTTCATATCGCTTTGCGTATTGGTACCTACGATCAAGTTGTTTTCGATCGTACAGAAGATTTCTGTTACATCGTCGGCGTGTACCAAATCGATATTGCGTACCAATTTGATATTACCAATGCGTAAGTAGATCTCTTGTCTATTCGCAGGGCTCATGCCAGGAACATCTACAATGTTCATCATACGTCCTACACTTGTAGGATCAGCAGTGATGTACATATCCCATACCTTGCGCGATACGTGCATGTATACCAATTGGTTTGAATACTCGTCGCTCAACTCTTGCGCCATCAATTCCAATTTCGCAATTACATTGCTCGCATTCACAGCGCCTAAGGCTACTGTAGGAATATTGTTAGCTGCTACATCCGCTTTCATCAAGGTTACAAACCCATCGCATATTGCACTAAATGTAGTACCAGCACCATTGTATACTCCACGGAATGAAGCTTTACGAATGTTCTCTTGCACTTTCATCATGATACCTTTTACCATGTACTCTTCCAATGGCACATCTACCCAGTCTTTGATTGTGCGCTTTTTTTGCGCATACCAAGCCAAATATGTTTTTTCAAAATCCAATGGGAAAATCTCTAAATCCACTTTCCAACCACGAGTTTTCAACATACGGTTGTCTGCATTGATTGCGTCATCTGTTGGGGCAAACGTCGCATAGTTACGAGGTTTCACCACGTCACCAAATGACAAGTTCACCAATGGAGTTTCATCCTTGATGCCGTCCCAGATTTTGATACCACCTTTCTCGAATACATCAGTCATGCCGAGCATGGTATCCATGAAGATTTCATTGTTATTTTCACGGCAATACGCTCCAAGGTTTGCGGTGATATTGGTAAGGTTTAAAGTAGCCATTTTGAATTTTGATTTTTAAAGTTATTGTTATGAGGGATTTGAAATGTTTTGATTGTATGTGTGAGGGTTATTGACCTTTGTATTTAATATTAGACAATGTTTCTTCTAAGCCATTTGGCAAAAAGCCTTGAGGCTTATCACCTTCCGGTATTAGATCACCACCACCTGCAGGAGCTCCACCAGTATGTGCTGGCTTACCTTTAAGTGTTTCCACTTCGGCTTGCAACGTAGCAATGGTTTCATTGGCTGTTGCCAATTCAGTTTGTGCTTGTGTCAATGCTTCTGCATTGGGATCCGTTTCAGCTTCACGCGCTGCGATCAATGCATTCGCTTCCGCAAGATCTTGCGTAGCTTTTGCACCCGAAGCCAACGAAGCTTCTAATGTATCGATATGCTCAGCACTTAAATGCACGCCTTCTTCATTGGATTCAAATCCATTGTCGAAGCCTAGCGTAGTGCATAAGTTAGGATGAGTTTCAGCAGTATTTTTTTTCATGGTATTTTTTGATTTTAATCGTTGTATTGCTTTGATGGCGTCGTCCATTGTGCCGATGCTATCTACAAGTCCCAGTTTTTTGGCTTGTGTTGATAGATATGTTGCACCTGAGAAAACAGCCTCTTTGGCATTCGGTCTCGCATTACGTACACTAGAATGAAATACTTCATTCAGTTGGTCCAGCTTTTGGATAAGTCCATCATATTCGCCTTGCATAGCTTCGCGAAATATTTTGTTCTTGTCCGTAGATTTAGAAGCATATACTTCGTGAAATTTAATGCCAGCCTTTTCAAAAATGGGTTTCATATCAGCCCAGCTCGCCATGGTACCTATACTACCTACTTCCGATGTTTTGCCATTGGCAATGATCTCGTCCGTTTGGCTTATAGCCCAGTATGCAGCACTAGCCGCCAAGCCATCGACATAACCTACTATTGGTTTTTTGGTAGAAGCGATCGTGCGAGCCAATTCTTCAGTACCATCTACAGTGCCACCAGGCGAATCTGTTTTAAGTATGATACCGATAATATTCGGATTGCTATCGGCTTGCTTTATCCACGAACTTACAGAAGCGGTACCTGCTGGTCCGCATTCTTGATCGTACTTCATCAAGGGTCCTTGAAGTTCTATCAGTGCAATACTCCCTTCGGGTGCATTATTCAAACTGCTATTGCTTCTCAGTCCTGATTTTTCGATGGTAGAAAATGTGCTAAATGATAAACCTTCTTGAAATTCCAATTTACCACCTTCGAGTATAGTATTGATCATTGGCAAATTGGCCGATATAAATCGGTTGTCTATTGCCCATGCTTTACTTAATATGCCTCGTAGTAATAAATTCACGATACAAATATTCACTCTATCGTGCTCAACGAAAAGGACAGCTACAACACTACAGGAAAGCCCGGAGCAGGTGTATCACTTTCATGCGTAAGCTCTACTAAAAATGTATTGTTGGCATCTACCGTAGTACCAGTACCAAAGCGTGTGAGCATGCGCATACCCTTGGATTTATTGCCTATGATGCGCTTCTGCCCATTGCGATCGGTGTATACAACTACATACTCATAGTAGTTACCAGCGAGTAAGAGAGATCTACGCTGTAGCTCATCTTTATTCACTTTGAATTGCACCGTTTGCGTATACAATATTCCGGCAGGCGTTTCCTTGGGTTCCTCATTGTAACCGGTATAGCCTGGCATCGCAAATCCATCGAGCCATACCGCATCAGGTATAAGTTCTACTTCCAATGCCTCGTGGTATTGAAGGCTTAGGTTTATTTCATCTTTGATCCATTCCTTGGGTACAAATTGAAACGAACAAATGCCGCCAATATTCTCTGCGGTACTATTAGTAAGGTGCCAAGTATTGTATTTCATACGCTAGAGTTTAATCGGACATTTGTGCCGAAAGTTCTTTAGATTTTTTATTATAAATGAGGGGCTTGTTTCGCTTCACTCTACTACGATAGTAGTGCTTCGTAATGGTTTCGTCTTCCCAGTCGTCGCTTGTAATATTCATTTCATTCAATGCATATTCCTTCGCATCTTTCAATTTTTTGGTAGGCGAATGTGCAAAGTACGAATCCAGATAAGCGGTGAAGATGGCTTTCATATAGAAGTCTACATGCTTATTGAACCACTGCATTTGCTTCGGATTCATCCAGGCACCAAAGCGTTCGTAATCATACTTCGTTATATATACCTTCAGGTCTTCGTTGTATAGCGGTAATCGTTGTGGGTTGGTAAATACCGACTGTGTGAGGCATAGTATAAAGTAATCGTGAAAAATATGCTCAGGCTCAAAGAATGGCTTCTCTCCAAAATTATTCATCAAGTAAGCCTTGATGTGTTTTTTGGTTTGAATCAATACTCCTACATTCTTCACTGTTGCCATGATACAAATATTGTTTATTGCGTTTATTTTAAAAAGGACGTTTGTGCCAAAGGTTTTTGAATTATTTTTTTATAGAATCGATATTATATTCCTTGCATTTCTGTGCAAGTGTTTCTGTCATTTGTTGGAGTTGGCATACAGCCATTTTATAACTAGGCCATTCAGTATAGGGATCAATATTGAGCGGATCGTTCGCTTTGCAGTTACGTTCAAATGCAGCTAGTTTATTTTTGGCTTTGGTCAACTGGCCTTTGAGTTTCGTAATTTCTCTTTTGTGCTCGTCACCTATTTGCGCTGTAGTTGGTTCTACTATTTTCCGATGATACACAATGCGACAGTAATGCTTGGGCTGTTTCAGTATTTCTTTCGCAAGCAAATAATTAAAGTACCAGCTCCACTTCGATACCTGGTATACTCTCAAGTCTTCAAACAAGTATATCCTTTTCGACATGGCATGCGAAGCCCCAAAGAAAATAGCTACCGACACTCTGACGTTTTTGTAATTTATCATGTTTGTTTGTATTAAAATTCTAACTCTCGCTAAGCGCAAGCTCCGAGGCGAAGCCAGCGCCTAGCGGTGAGTTAGCGGTAATGCCAAAAGACATCCTAAAATGGCAAATCATCTTTGGGACTTTCATTGTCGTCAAAATTGATTTTAGGAAGCCTTTCAGGGTTATCAAATATGTTGCCATCAACTTGCATATCACTACCAAAATAATCAATCATTGGAACTAAACTACTATGGTTTTTATAGTAGGAATTATCAATGCACCAGCAACCAGTATCTTTATTGTAAACAACAGGATAGTAACCAACAATTTTATTTCCTTCCTCGTCTGTTTCTTCATCTCTTAAAAAATCGCCTTCATAAATTAAGTTGCCAGCCCTATCTGAAACCATTGTGCAAATTGATATTCCAGTAGTATAGCTATCTACTAAAATATGGTCGCCAGTTCCAGCTTCTTCATTATCTCTTACTATAAAGTTTTGGTTTAAACCTCTATCACAATTATTGTATAAGTCGCCAAAAACCCATAATCCGTTTGACTTTGCTCTGTAATGTGTATTTATCATTTGTTTAAATTTAATCAGTTTAACAAGGCACATACCGCTAACATAGTGTTGCCAAAATGGGGGCAGACGTGCATTTAATGAACATTTGTACTGTGTTCAGCAGTAGTGCTTTTAATGGGCTTTTGTGCTATAAATCCCCCACTTCGGCAACACTCGACCGTTAAAACAATTGTGGGAAAAGCTTTTGAATATCTTTTTTGTGCGTTACGTCAGTTCCGTAGCTTGCTACCATATCGATTGTTTCACCGGATAGAGTATCATTGCCTAGAAGGTAGGGCGACTGGATGATTGCAAAAAACTTCTGCGCTGCTTGATCTTCCCATTCCCATGCTACATATACAATAAAATGACCTTCATGGGGAACGAATACAACTCCTGCTATGGCCTTGCCATTTACCAAGGAGTAATTAGTTGATTTAGTTTTTATAGAGTTCATACAATATTAGTTTATCTGTTATACTTTCATATCCCCCTCGAGCTTTTCGATTACCTTAACTTGCTTCTCCAGCAGGGCCTCGCCTACAAATTTTACAATGCACAGCGAGAGGGTATACCCAAACAAGAATCCAAATACAGCTACGAGCCAATGATCGGCATCCATGCAAAGGGTACAACCGAGTGAAATGATGCTCACCAGGAGCAGAATGATTAATAGTTTTTTCATGATTTATTTTTTTTTAATTGTGAGAAATTGAGTTCAGAATACGGAAAACATATCCAACATGTCCAACACATCAACCATCATCAAACCATATCAACACCTTAAGTAATTGATTTTTAATAAGTTGACAGGTTGACATATTTTTGCTAAAAGTGTTTAAATTCTTCATTTGTGTGTTTATTTAGAAAAAGTGAGTCGTCGTCGCCTATTTCCTTTTCGAAGCTGACGTTCATTTCTTCCTTCATTACATCGTAATAGATCATATAGGAGCTCGTACGTTTATCTTGGAAGAAGCTACCCGGATTGAGCCCTACATAGTAGCTTTGATCTTGTAGATATACAATGAGGGTATCCTGATCTGGAGCTGCTTTTCGATATACCTCTTGGTATCTTTTGGCAAATCGCTCATAGATGGTATTGAATCGGATATACATAATGCGTACTTTCCCTTGTAGATCCATATTCGTTCTATTGCTACCCAATTGTATTTGCACATTCTTTTGTGTTTTCAATTTAAAGTGAAGCGAATCCGACAATTGACCATCATCATACAAGCTTTCCACCACTCGCCAGAAGCTATTGAGTGCATTGTTGTCACGTAGCAGCTCAGCCTGTGCGATCATTCGTCGCTTCACGGTTTGCTTCATGGTCTCTATCTTAAAGGGGAGTTTCAGTTGTGTACTCATGATCTGTGTTATTGCGGTGATTAAACTATAGTTACTCATCAGTCGGGCTTCTATCTGCTTGCCTTCTTTCTTCATGGCATCGTTCAGCTCCTTGCTCATGATCCAGTAGGCATCCTTCAGGTGCTTGGCCACATAGTTTCTACTGGCATATACTTCTGATAGTATGGAGCTCAATCCATTGTGTTCGATTTCTTTCAGCTCACGGAAATTGTCCTTGGCTTCGTCGCTTCGGCTTTTGTTTCGCTCCAGCGAAAACTTAAACGGAATGCTTCTACTCAGTACAGCGCCATCATCCGTCGTATCGAGGTATTGGCCTGCTATCATACATACGCAATTTGTTTTTTGAATTTTGGTTTTGCGTTTCTTGCCAGTCTCGCCACTACCTACCTCACGGCCTTCGCCATCGTAGCTACTTTTAAACGCTCCTTTTTTCCAAAATTCAATGGAGTTGGGATCGTACTCGTTGAAGAGCATGAGCACATTGCGGAATCGCTCCTGACGCGAAAAGAAACTAAATGGTGTACCCTGCCCCGCATTCAGGTTGTAACCTTGTATGAGTTTGCCATCGGAATTTTTTCCAGAGAAAAAAAAATACATCAACGACTCCGCAAATTCACTCTTACCACTTCCCTTGGGTCCGTAGCAATACAGGTGCGGACACTTGGCTATCTTGGTCACGATGTCTTTGAAGGCTGCTATGAATATGAACGCAATGCCAAACATCGCATCCTCTTCGTATACCTTATGAAACAAGGAAGCCCAGTTTTTGAAATCGAGTTTCGATTCTACAAATTTCAGGTACATATCATTTTCGTAGATATTGTCCTCGCTTCGTGTATCTTCATTGAGCTTGCTGGCACCTTCGCTCAGGTAGGCTTTGTCCGATATATTCACTATGCCATACTCATTGTATTTGCTCGTAGCCATATCGTCGGTGGTGCAGTCGAGTGCACAGTTGGAGAATGCAAAGAAGCCTTCGGGTTGCCAGCCGAGTGTATTGAGTGGATGCACATTGAGCATATTGTCGCTGAGCCAGTTTACCAACCGTTTGAATGATGGCTTCGAAAAGCCCGGTTCGGAGTAAAACGCCCCACGACTTACAATTTCGGTTTCAAATACATCCTGCGCTATGAAGGCACGGCTCGGCAACTCAATCACTACATTCTTACGACCATTGTACACCTCTACCAGTCGGCGACTATTCAATGGATCCTGTACGAAAAACAATGGATTTACTACATAGTTGGTGAGGCGCTCTACTGGCTTGTGCTCGCCCTTGTAGTAGATGCCTACTTTGTCAGCATCCTTGTCGTTGTTCATCACAAAGCCTTCGGTATAGAGCTGATTGGCATTTACCCATTTTGGGAGGCTTTCATCATCGTCGCCATGGTTATTGAATCGCTCGGCTTCGGGCTTTTTCTTTTGCTCTTCGAGTTCTGTTTTTACATACTTGGCAAGATCGCGAGCGTTCAAGAGTGGTAGCATGCTTTCCTCGAGCGATTCAATGTTACGTTCCAGTTCGCTGAGTTCATTCAGGGTACCCTCTATCGGGGCACCCTTTTTGTTCTCCAGCTTCTTGTATTGCTTTTGCAATTGCGCCACCTGCTTTTTTATATCCTCATTGTAAGCCACTATACGACTACATACTTTCTTTACGTAGTTGTCACGGTTTATTTCATTCGGTATGGCTATCAGCAATTCTACAATGGCTTTGATAGCGCCCTGCTCGGCTATAGGTGATGTAGCTGTGCGCCAGTGCTTCATACTGAGCCACAGTACCGCATCGTGTGTAATTGATTGTATGTATTGCTTAAGATTCATCTATTGGTTCTGAATTAGATATTGATTTCGATGTGGTTTTTTATCGGGATGAAGATGTGGTGGAACTACTTGGGCTATATTGCTGGCTGTGTATGCCCCCATTTGTATTCTGTAGAGAAGTTCTTTGCGATCAATACATTCAGCTTGCATGTAGGCCGCTTCCATTTCGTGTAGAAATTTTACTTGCAGTTCCACCAGTTCCTCATGTGTTATGGCTTTTTTGTCCATTATACTCTTGCTTCGGCAGAGGTCATCATAATGCACCACAGCGTACGACCTTCAAAGTCCGATGCTTCTTTGGCTAATCGTACTTTGCATCCTTTGTGCTCTTCGGTGCCAAAGTCTACTGAGTTGCATATTTCTCTTACCAGTGCAGAGTTGTTAAAAACGAGTGGCGCTACATCACCATTCTTACAACGAAGGGGGAATCCGTTGTCTTTTACTTTTTCAATGTACCAGTCTTCAGGATTCTCTTCATCCTGGTGTAGCATGATCTGGTTGCCACTTGCTACGCCTATGACCTCGGCGGCTGATTTGTTGATTGCGAATACGCCATTTTTTAAGTAAAGCGTTACTTGTGGGATTTGTGCCGATGCTCGTACGTTCGGCGTTGTGTCGGGTGTGAAAGTTTTTAATTGCATGTTTTATAATTTTTGTATTTAAGTTTAATGGCTTCGATGTCGGTACCAGGCTTTACGAGTACAGTTGTTTTCTCGTCTATCTTGATGGGGATAAGTCCTGTAGTGTCTTTGGGTTTGATGTGCTTTTTTTTGTTGAGGAGTGTGCTCCATTGCACTCGTTCTGTGGTGTTTTCTTGTTTCATGGCATGTATGAGGGGATTGAATGTGTTCGGGATGGTTTCAAGCCTACGTGTTGGGTAAATTGAAGTTGATCGTTGCCTAGTACAAGGTGTATCTCGTCGATTTCAAGTTGTATATTATTGTATAGGTCTATCAATTCTTCTTTCTCGTCCATATCCTCACTGGCGTCTATGGCTTTACCTACCTTCTCTTGCATGAGTGGGAGATTCTTGATGTAATCGAGCGTGTAGAGATAATTTTTACCCATGGTTGTATGTTTTTACAAGTTCATCAGGATCTTGCCCATTGAGTTCTACTGCCATGGTATTGAATCCCATTTGGATGCATTTTTGTATCAGCTTTGCCATGGCTTTTTGGCCTGCTCCATCGCCATCATACATGATGCTGATGTTATGCGTATAGCGCTTGATCAGTTGCAATTGCTTTTCATCGCAAGCGGTACCGCATGGGGCTACTACATTCTCGATGCCTGCATTGTGCATCGCCATCACATCGAAATAACCTTCTACCAGTATCACCCGATCTTCCTCTTTGATTGCTTTTGCAGCGCGGTCCAATGCAAACAATATGGACGACTTGGAATAAAGAAAGTTTTCGTTTGGGTTGAGATACTTGGGCTTTTCGTCGCCGATGGCGCGAGCTCCGAAGCCTATGAGTTGACCATGCTTATCGTAGATGGGTATGGTGATGCGATTGCGTAGCACATCGTAGTTGCTGCTATCTTTTGTTTTTACAATTCCTATTTCATTGGCTACTGTATACCATCCCTTTTCGATGATGGGCTTGGTGATAGACTTCCAGTCGTCGGGCGCATAGCCTAGTTGCCATTCTTCTATCTTATCATCATCGTAGCCTCGCTCTAGTAATATGGCTTTGATGGCTTCGTTTTCGCGGAGCGATTGTCGGTAAAAGTTGTGTGCAAAATTTAATATTTGCTTGGCCTGCTCGAGCTTGGTTATTTTCTCCTGGCGTTGCTCGGGTGTTTCATTGGTTTCGATATACTCCACCGCTATGTGGTGATCTTTGCATATGAGCTCGATGGCTTCTATGAAGGTGAGCTTCTCTTGCCATTGCACAAACTTGATGGCATCGCCTGACTCGCCACAGCCAAAACATTTGTAATAGTTTTTCTTTTCGTTGATACGAAAGCTCGGCGTTTTTTCCCCATGTATAGGACAACAAGCTACATGATTTTTGATGGTGATATACTTGCCCAATACATCTTCGATGTAGAGCGAGCGAACGGCTTCGATGGTAGAGTCTGCTATGATCATAATTCGAGGGTTGCTTGGGTTACTTTTTCTCCAAATACTTGTGGCGCTTCTGTTTCGATATAGGCTATGGCCTTGCCGAGTATGGCTTCTTTTTCTCTACATTTTTCCAATACAGATTCGTACTTGGTAGCATAGTACATGGCTTGCTGGCTTCGTACTTCTTTTACTACATGTATAAATCGATCTTGCCATTCGTAGAATATGGGTACTGTTGCAATGAACTCACGTAGCTTGCCACTTACTTTGCCTTCGAGGGCTTTCGATTTGGCAACTAAATTGCTGTTGCTATTGTTGCTACCATAGGACTCTTGCTGTGTATTGTGCATCACACGTACAAGCGTTACAAATGAGTGAAATTGTTCCTTTGTCATGATTAGTGGCCTTGAGCGTTATTAACTGGTTCGGGAGCTTCTGCAGGAGAAATCAAGTCACATTTAGCCATTATTGCGTCGCCTTCTGTAATATGAAATTCAACTACAGCATCGTCATTGATACCATACTTTTCGCACGATTTGCGAAGTGCTGTTTGTAATTCTTTTTGAGTAAATTGTACTACGGTTAATTGTGTTACTGTTGCCATTTTATTTTTATTTTAGAAGTAAAGAATTGAGTTGCTCTACCGGTATGATTCGCTTGTTAATCATATCGAGTACACAGAGAGCGGCTGCATCAGCGTAGCGCTTTGAGTAGACTGCGCTTATTTCAGGGTATAAGCTACCAGTACAGGCTTCGTACTTGTCGTTGTTTTTACTTATGCACCACTCAGGTAGGAGCGAAAGCATTTCGGCAAGTGTGTAGGCTGGTACAGATCGGTAAGGAGTTCGCACGCCTTGTGGTTCCATATCGATGCTATAGAGCCCTAGGTAATCAAATTGAGGACTGCATACGAAGGTTTTATTATCATCGTATACTCGGTATTCAAACGATGTGGTACGTGTGAGTCCCTTGCTGTGTAACAATGAGCATATATCTATTGAAACCAAAAGGTCTAAGATGCTATTTTTCATTTTTGTATAGTTGAATTGGTGTGTAAAAACTGATGTATATCAGATGCTTTGTACTTGAAGGCACGATCGGTGGTAGCACTTATATTAATGCCATACTTAGCTGCATACTTCCGCATAGTGCGGTAATCTTTGATACCAAGCAATGCCATGGCTTCCTTTTCTGTAATCCATTCTTTTTCTACTGGCTTGATGGTGGCTATCACCTTCATGCTTTCTTTTAAGAAAGCGATGTCATTGCATAGCTTGCGCCACTCAGATGTCGGTATGTTTACAAAAGATTCCATTAGGCAAGCACGCTATTGCGTTTATTTTTTTCTTTTTGGAAATAGCTAATCAACTTAAATGCGACTCCTGTATCAGCCACCTCACCGCGTAGGTATCGGCTTATAGTTGCTTGACTAGCAATGCTTTTTTCAATTGCACCTTTGATATCATCTGCTGAAACATCAGGAGCCATCTCGATTAATAGAGCTGCGAACTCTTCCTTTTGTAACTTGTATTTAACTTTCTTTTTTGACATTGTGAATTATTTTGAATAATTTTGAATACAAATGAATAACACAAAGTCGAATAATTCGACATTTAATATGTCGAAGTTATCGACATTTTATACACATTGAAATTAACACATAATGATATGGATGCTACAGAGTTTAAATTATTACGAAAAAAAGCGAAGCTTACACAAGCCGAACTAGCTGTATTAATGGGGGTTCACAGAGAAACGATTCTCAAAAAAGTAGTCAGGATGTCAACCTATTCATTCACAGTCGTTTGAGGGTTGTATTGGATTTCATTCAAGATTCAAGCTTGAACCTTGTGAATAAAGAATTTAATAAGTACCTGAAGGTATTGGGGACGATGGCATTGATTGATGTACCATTGACAGCTCACATCGGTAGACATACATTTGGGGCCATGCTCGCAGAAATGGAAACGCCGAAGGAAGTAGCTCAAAAGTTACTAGGGCATGCCGATATCCGCAGTACGAATATATACTATCACCTGAAGGATAAGAGCATGGACAATGCCATGAAGGGTTGGGATAACTTATAATTTTACCAAGTCTGTTGCCACTGATGCGAGAAGCGGAAGGTCGTATTCCGATCGCTTGATTACAAATTGATTATTATTGATTTGAATTATATCTCGCTCCGATAACGTGGATAGATCATTGATGCTCAATAATAGTTGAGCTTTAATATCCCAACTATATTTCATACGTGTAATCCACGACTCCCATCGTTGAGCGTACAGTCCCAACTCATGTTTCCATGCGAGTGATAATGATCCTATTTGGTCTCCATTTGCATTGAAGCAATGCGAGTAACTGCGTGGTAGATTGGTGTATGAATCAGTTGTTTCTTCTCTCCAAAAAAACAAACGCAATCCAAATTCATTCTTTACAAGTTGATACTTTGAATTGAAATAGCATCCTTGCTGACGTGCAGCTACTTTATTCATTTTGAGCCATACACCTCCTGAATCAATATCATAATGCTCGCACAATGGCGCAAAGCCTGCGGTGTAGTTTATTTCGCCTTTGCCCGACTTGTATTCCCACAGCTCTTCGCAGTATGGTTCAAATGTGGTGGTAATTTCGTTGTAGATGTAATAGTAATTTTCATTTTGTACAAAAATAATACTGCTACTATCAAGCCCCGATAGTGTAAGCCCTGCGATATCAGAAAATAAATTTACAGTGGCTACCAGGTTAAAATCTTTGGCATCTTTTACCCGATCACTCCAATATGCATCTCGAGCGTCGAGCTCGTACTTGAGTGTAAATCCATTTTCGTACATTGGATTTCGCTGTGCTTGGTTATAATTCACGATGGCTTTGTCAGAGAAATCTTTGATTGCATTATTCTGTGTGATGTTTTCACGCAAGTTGATATGGACTGTATTGTTTTCGCTAAAAATTATTTTCAGATTGAATCCATTTTGTAATCGCTTCAAAAATTCATAGATACTGATATCAGGTACATGGTTGCTTGGTATCAATACTCTCCCAGTCTCTACCGGGAAAAGTGGATCGTACTTCTCGAGTGAGCAAGTATTATAGACTAGCAGCCTATCCATATCGGGCATTGTGAAAAAGGATCCTGATACGTTCCATCCATGTTCTTTGAAGCATTGCTCTACAACATAGCGCAATTTGAAAAAAGGAATGGAGCGATGCATTTCATAACCTGCAGTACTGGATGGGATTAAGCCACTCGTGCCATCATCAACGCCAAAGTCCCAACCATCTACAAAGGCTGGATTGGCTACAATATTATTTACGGTATTGTTGGTGATTTTCTCATTGTTGTAATCATCTCGCGTAGTGTCGAAATAATCTTGCATCACCACTGGAACAAATACAAATCGATCTTTGTATTGGTCGTAAGCTGTATCGCTCATGACATTCTTGGCAAAGGTGCGGGAGTCAATTGCAATATCCCATGTGACGCTGCCGCCTAGCTCTAGATCGGTTAACTTTTTACCCTTGATGGATTTGCCATAAAGTGATTTAGTACCTGAAATATTGCAGGAGTAAGTACCATTGAGATGGTCGAAACGACCTTCATGTGAAAGAATGCGAAGATTTGCATCTGAGAGTATTAGCACTCCTTGACTGTATACATCACATCGCCACTGATCTATTACATGTTCGCTATTCAGATTTTCGGGAAATCCCATAAATACACGATTACGATCACTCATAGGAATATTGATAGGCAATGAGAATTCTCCTTGCTCAAGTTCATCATCGAAGGCTGGCATGATGGCTTCCATACTCAGTACCGTATTGGGCAATAGATCAAGGATGTTCGGTTCGCCTAATGTATTGTAAAGTTTTATTGCAAGCATGGCTTTATTGATTTAATCCTGAGTTTTTACGCAGTTGACTGTATCGATCGTTGGCTTCGGTTACATCCTTGAGTACAACAAATGCACGTACAGGAGCCGATGGTGCTGTGGCGGTGGTATTGGTGGATGATTGCAGTACTGACTGTACCATATTCATAAGCTGTGCACTATTGGTGTCGGCATTGCCCGTGGAGCTAGATCGGTATTGCTGGCCCTGCAGTACGCGCTCGGTGCTAATGCTTGGGTTGCTCCATTTGAAAATGGATTCGCCATTGCGATTCATAGAGCTGTCGAGGAGCGAGCTTACAATACCAGGATTATTCTGTACCGTATTGCGACTCAGTATTACCTCTCCATCTTCGGCCTCTATGAGTGTGCCGCCATCGCTGTGGCGCTTGCCTTGTATAAGCATACCTCGCTCAGCTAATGGTACTTCTTGGTTGGCAATATTGGCAACTTGTACCGCTCCTGCTCCTGCTATGATGCCTCCTACAATAAGATTGTATGGCCAAGCATAATCGGCAAATGAACGAGCCACACCTTGTATGGTACTAATGATAGCACCTGTAATGGCAAGGGCTTTGTGTCTATTGGCTTCCTTGATGGCATAGTGCCTTTTGCGTTCATCGCTTTGTTTGTCGATTTTTGCTATCTCTTGATCGTACTGAGCTTGAGATATTTGCTTGCGTGCAAGTAATTGGTCAAAGGATTTTTTACGTTGCTCATTGCCATCAAGTTCACGATTCAATGCTTTTGCTTCGGACTGATTTTTGGCATCGGCGAAGCTTGCAAATAAGTTGTACGATTCTTCTACAAAAGCTTTCTTACCTGCTTGGAGTTTTTTCTGATGGTCTTCTTGATCTTTTAAATCCTGATCAAGTTGGTCCTGAATTTGTTTTTGTTTTGACTTGAACTCATCATCATCTTGTTCCTGAAGCCTGTTGAGAAAATCCTGATTCGCTTTTATGCGAGCTTCACGAGCCTTTTGCTCTTCATCCATCAATATCTTTTGTCCGTCGATGACTTCTTGATGAATCGCAGCATTGACACGTTTTTGAAATTGCGCAAGCTCTTCTCCTTCTAGTTGTTTTATCTCTAGTATTTGGGCTGTATATCCTACTGCTTCTTTGAGTAGTTTCTCATACTTGAGTTTGATACGAGCATATTCTGCTTGATCACCTGAAAGCTCTGCCATTGCCAACTCTTCGCGTATGGCAAGTATTTTTTCTTTGAGGCGTTTGAGATCGTCGAGTGCTTTCTTTTGATTTTTCTCCGATTCTTTCTCGGCTTTTTTTCTATCCTCTTCGGACATACCTGGTACGGATGTAGATGTATTTTCTCCTACTTTGGATAGATTATCTAAGCCTTTTGATAATGCATCTCCATTGAGCTCAGCAATGATTCCTTTGTTGCCCGATATACGATCTTGAATATTGGCAATTTTCTCTTGAAGTGAAAGCATTCCTTTCTCCCAACTTGCAATGGCTTCGTCGGTCGTCATTGCTCCTGCATTTTTCACACCAGCTCGACGTTGATTATACAAATCGTCCAATGTTTTTTTCGTTTTGGGCAATGTATTTTGAAGATAGCCCAATTCTTTTTCTAGCTCCTTGACAGTCATTTGGGTTTCGTTGAGAGCTTCTCTGTTTTTCTCTTTGAGGATTAGCTGCTGGAGTTTGATGTATTCACGCGCTTTGTCTGTAGAGATTCCAATAGCACGACCGTAGGCATCGAATTGAGTAATAGCCATAGGGATGGTTTGCGCAATGGTTTGAATAGCTTTGTTAAGTTCGACCTGCTCTACTTTGGATCGGTTGGTTTTGCCTTGCAAATCTTCGTATCGATCGAGCAATGGGAGCATTTCTTTTTCAAGCTTATTGACCTTGGTACTTTGTGTATGGAATTGATCTAATGCAGTTCCTGACTTTTCAACTGCTCCAATTAATTGCGCGAAACCTCTCGCAGCACTGCTCAGGAAATCGGTAAGCGCTCTACTGGTAAATACAGATGAAATTCGTTTGCCAATTTTATCAAGTGTAGCACCTAGCGTTTCATTCTTGAGAGCATACGCATTTGTAATTTGAGTTGTATTGGTCAATGCATCACCTGCTGTGGCTATTTTGCCACGAAGGAAATCGGCTTTTTGTCCTATCACGCCGAGTGTGGATGTAACACGAACTCCGCTAGCTTCTGCATCTTTGAACGCTATTGCGATGTCGGCAAAGCCATTTTTATTTTTTGTAAGGCCTTCGCCTAATTGGATGAGGGCTTCTACTGGGCTATTGCGTAGGGTTTCGCCAAATTCTTTGGCAGATTTACCTGCTAGTGCAGCGTATTTTGACACATCGCCACCTATTTTGGTAATCAATTGTGTAACGGCCGTACTGGATGATTCCGATGTTTGCCCGAGCTCTTCGAGCCCTGCTGCAAGTCCTATACTGGCATCGAGTCCCACGTTGGCAGTATTCGCAATACCTGCAAGTCGCTTGGTAAAGTCCACAATGAAATTGCCTGATGCTACACCTTTGTTGGCTAGGTCCACAATGGCGTTGCCGATTTGTAATGTTCGCTCGCCTGTGACCTGTGCGCCTTTGTCGTAGATGTTGATGATCTTACCAATGTTTTCAGATATGGTATTGGCATCGCCTAGCTCATCGCCTAGGGCTGTTACGAGTTGGTCGGTGGCTTGTACGAATCCTCCAATTTGATCGGATGCAATACCGAGCTTACCGGCTATCTTGGCGTAGTCGAGTAACTGTGAGTTGGCTGTACGCGTATCGAATGCTCGGAAGGTTTGGTTCAATTGTTTTACGCTTGCATCGGAAAGCCCTGTGACTCGACGTACATCGGCTAGCTGATCAGACAGCTTGCCAGCTCCACTTAAAATAGTTTTGAATGCATCGGTAATGAATTCGAAGCCAAGATAAGCAGCCGCCATGAGTCCGAATGCTTTAAGTTCGGTCCCTACTTTTTTGAGTGTAGCTTGAAACCCGAATGCGCCGTTTTTAACTTCGAATAATCGATTTTCGGTTTCCTTTATTTTCTTGCTGAGATCATCGAATTCTTTGGTTTGTGGTGTGAGCGAACCTCGCATTGCTTTGAGTTTGGCTAGCTCGCTAGTAAGTTCCTTCTGTGTCATAGCTGCAAGGCCTATAGACTTGCGTACTTTGTCCATTTCATCTCGGACATATTTTAACTCATTGTTTTTTGCAATGTAGTCGGCTGTACCTTTTTTGAGCCCTTTCATTTCGGCAGAAATGTCGGCGGCTTTCTTACGAAGTTGATTGAGTTCATCTTTGGCTTTGTCGCCACCTACATTGACCATGAGGTTGACGACGTCGGTACGTACGGACATAGTTGCAGTAATTTATACCGCAAATTGGGATGTAAAAGTGGTGGGGAAAAGGACAGCTAACGAACCAAACCACTATAATGTTCTGGGTCGTGTTTTATTTGCTCATTGATAAAATCTAAAATAGTGCCATCCATACCCATACCAAAAAGAAATTTTAAAATTTTTTGTAAAAATTTGTGAAATAAATTGATAAGAATTTGATAAGAATTTGAAAAAGGAATTATCTATTTTTAGTTTCGATTATTTCAATATCATGCTCTGAAACTCCGTTTTTTGCTGCGATTGCTTTTAATAATGCGGTTTGTTTTTTGGACTCTTGCAAATTGGCTTTTGCATCAAAGAAAAAAGCAAATATCCAAGCGGTAATTCCAATCGCGAATAATGAAAAAATTATTCCGACAATAGATAGAACAATATTTAATCCTGATGATTCCATAACCTTAATTTATAGTCCAAATATAATAAAAAATGGCAATAAACAGAAAGGCTATCCCAACGATTAGCTTTGCTCGCTGGTGCGATGGGAAGCGATTACCACTCATGTGATTCATTGGCTTTGCTTATAATATCAAGTAACCCAGTTACTCGGTAAAGAAATAATATTTTCAACCCATTGACCGTCTTGTTCTTACTATCAGATTGGCAAATACTCCCATAAGGGTTCCTGCAACCATAATGATTTAAGTTGTCGATTTCGTATTTGTATTTCCCATTTTTACATTGAATCAATAATCGGAAAGAGACTAATCCATCTGAATGGTATGGTACAAAATAATACCCATAAATTGGGCTTTGCTTTCCTGATTCTGTTTTAGTAATTACATATGAGCCAGTAACCACAATGGTAGAATCATCTGTTTTGTTATAACTAAACAATTCCTTTTTAGTAACAGAATACCCTACCAATGACTTGTAAATATTATTGCAAATAGATGCTCCGCTTAGTTTGTTATCAACTAAGCATATTTTATTTAACGAGTCGCACACATTTGCAAACTCCTTTTTTTTGCCAAAAGCAAATGAGGAAAGAAATAATAAAAATACTGTTATTCGTTTCATTCTTCAAAAATACTCAAAAAATTGAATATTCTACAATGGCCAGTCGACATATGAAACTACACCTATCGTATTTGGAATGTCTTTGAGTATTTCTTTTTGAGTAACCGTACATCCTCCCGCACCTGCCCCTGTGATCTTGCGCCAATCGAGCGAAGATTGAAATAGCATAGATGATCCTACCAATAACAATGGTATAGATGCTGATAATGAAGGACCAGTGACACTGGAAATATTCCCTATTGCATTTTTTACAGTTACCGTGGTGACTTCGTAGTACGCTATGGTAATTCCTAAGCCAGTGGTATCGATAGGGATGGTGCAAGCTGCGTCTGCAAAAAACTGCAAGTGTATTACCTTGGTAATATCGAACTCGGTGTAATTGCCAGCAATACCGAATGAAATTGAATTGGTCACATCACTTGTATTGATATACTTCACCCACACTTTCGGTACTTGCCCTTTCATGGGTACTACTATTTTTACGAGATTGGAATCTACTACGCCATAGCCTGGTAATGTCTCTTGGCATTTGTAGTAAAAATTATCTTCGGTAGTGACAAGTAAGGATGCTGGTGTTGGGTAATACTGTATTTTACCACCTGCTAGTACAGCCATATTGGCTCCGTTGGCACTCGTGCCTGTAGGCGTGCCTACTGCATCGTATATGCCTGCTATGCCTGAGAGAGCACCTACATTGCGCGGTATATCGTTGAGTAGGAAATTGAGCTCGGTCCCATTTTGCTTGAGGGTGCGAGCGCCATTGGTGCGAGGTTCTATATCTACCGCATCGGCTATGGCGATGGGGAGTAGGAAATTTGCGATGTCAATATTTTGGGATGTGGTATAAGGTCCGTAGGAGAAAGGCGCTATCTCATCGTTGCATACTACGCGTGCTTTTGCAATAACGTTTTTGGGGGCAACGGCTGCAAATGAGGTAAAGACACGTATATCTGCATCGCCTGTATTGCCTAGGTAATATACATCTACATCTGCTCCACCGTCTATGTTGTATACGATATGTATTTTGTCGTAGCCTTCGGGTAGCTCCCAATGAAAGTGTACATATCCACCTTTTTCTTGCGAGAGCAAAAATACATCGACTGCAGGGCAGGTATCGGATTGGGTGAGTGTATACTCGCGTGAGTAATTGGGATCATTGAAGGCTTGGGCGCATTCGATGGCAAGGTTGTAGAGCTTGTCGGTATTTTTCCATAGCTGTACCTTATCGGTAAGGAGATGGAGCGGTCGGTAGCGAAGTCCGTAGAGTTCAAATACTTGCTTTTGCAATAGCAGATCGCGAAGCTTATCGAGCTGTACCTTGGGAATCCATCCGGTATGGCCTTGGGTGCTGGCATTCTGATGTGAGTAGCTCACTGGTAGCTCGTTTTGAATATTGAAAAGTCCTAGTAGCTCGCTGCGCTTTACTACTTCGGCTTTACGAGCATCTATGCTTACTGCAAATTCTTTTTCTCCTACGATGGCTTGCGTATCGATGCCGCCGAGCGAATTGCGGAAGTATAGGTAATTGACTTCGTAAAAAGGTCGATGATCGATCTTGAGTGATATGATATTTGTAAACTCTGCTGTGGTGGCATCGGTAATCCAAAGGTCAATGCTACGGAGTATGTCTCCTGGTGGGAGATTGGCTGCTACATCGAGCGTAGTAAGATTGAATGGGATGCAGAATACTTCGCCATAACTGGTATTGATGGGTTGCTCCCATGCTTCGTAAGTTGCTACTATGTCGGTATCGTTTCCTCGAAGGTTGCAATTGACTATGAGTTTCTCTTCGGTAGGATCTAGGAGTGTAAAGAATAGAAACTTGGTTTCGTCGGCACGGAGGAGCTCTTGGTCGTGCCAATAATGAAGGGTTTGGCGTCTGCCAGCTACATTGGTGGTGAAGAAATTGGACGGATGCCACTCTTCATTGGCAAGGCCACCTTTGATGGCAACGAATGTATCGGTGTTAACCTCGTCGGTCGTGTTGCCATTGTTGTCAACCAGTTGATATCGGATGTAGGCGTGTTTGGATTGTTTTTTGCAGCGGTGAAACTTTTTAAGGTTCAGATTGGGTGTGTGCCACTCCAAGGATGCATTGAGGATGGATTGTATATCGATGGTAGCTATGCCACGATTGTTGGGATACTCAGAGCCTGACCATACGGGTTCAAATACGCCTGAATTGAAATAGGTCTCTACAAATACGGCGACTACGACTCTCAATCGTGCATTGACCTCGCTGATGGAGAAGGGCACAACTCGAAACTGGTATTGTATAGGGTTGCGTGAGAATACTATATCGTGAGGGGATTTGAGTAATTGGAGGGTATACATAATTGTTAGTTGAGAGTTGTTAGTTGTGAGTTGGCTTGGAGTTCGGTTTTGATGATAGCAATGGTTTCGTCGGTGAGGCCGTAGGCTATGTCTTCGATGAGTCCGTTGAGCTTGCCATAGGCTATAGGGCTGTAAAATTTGCGCGGTTTTACGCCACGTTTTTTTCTATCGGCTCCTGAAGTGGATAAAATAGCTTCTTGCAAAGCATCGATCCCACCGCCGAGCTTGCGACCACGACCTACGCCCATGTCGACGTATCGACCATATTCGTTGAATATCAGTTTACCTATAGCGCCATTGGGTGTAGATTCGGCTGTATTTTTAAGGCTGGCACGCAAGGCATTGGTGTCTACGATCTTGCGCTTTTGAATGCTACGATCCATAGCAGCAACTACATCGTCAACATAGTTGCGAACGCAGCGGTGAATGAAATGTAGTTTGATGTCTTGCAAGGGGTTAGAGTTTAGGGTTTAGGGTTTATGGTGTTGTATTTGGATATTCTTGAGGATCACCTACAGCAAGCCAAGTGGTAGGCTCGTTGTAAATGGCTGGGTTAAGATTGTATTTGGATTGCTTGAGCTGAAATTTGAACTGGATATACCAACCTACTCGCCCATCGAAGATGTTGAGCAATGGCTCGAGCTTGAAGTCGTTGAGATCGACACCAGTAAATGGATTGGATGCTGGACATGTAGCTCCGCTTTGGTTGGCATCGTGTAATATTTGTACGATGAAGTTGTATGCGATGGATTCGCATTTATTGAGGCTTGCAACTTTGTCGTTGATACCTCCCGTGGCTGGCTTCTCTGAAATGATGAATGCCGCATTGTGATTTGTGCGATAATCTCCTGCGCCATTGTGTTGCGGGTTGGTAAAGTATGGATGAAGGAATACAACCACCTCGTCGCTGATGGTAGAGCGCAAGCCACTGACTACTTCGTCCTCTTCGAATATGGCAAATTTGCATCCACCTTTGGGAGCGTCGGGTAGCTCGCTGGCAATATCGTGCTGTACAAGCCAATGCGAAGCCGCTAGGAGGCGAAAGTAGTTGACGTATTTGTTGATGGAGAATACTTGGGGAGTCATTTTTTGATAATTGTTAGTGGTTAATTATTAATTGTTAGAATACATCGGGGGCTTTTTCGGCTTCGAGCTGGCAGTCGAAGAGGAATTCTTTGAGTGGCATGCGGCGTATATTGTCGCGTGTGCCATTGCGAGGGCCTGCGCCACTGTGTATGAGTTTGGTAAGCGCGAGTAAATCGGGTTGGGCTTGCTTGCCTTGTGAATCTGAGCCAAATACAAGTGGAAAGGCTTTGGGTAAAAAGGATTTGCAACCTATGAAGCATAGCGCACAGGCTTGCATGGTAGCGATATCGGGTAACTGATCGTTTGAGGATTTGGCTACTCGATAGTATGTTTTGAAAAAGTCTACCAGGTACTCTACTTTACCTTCTGAAATGTATTGCGAGAGTGCGATATCGGCTTCTTCGTATTCACCTACAGTGATTTCTTCGAAGTCGGGCAAAGGTGTATAGAATTTTTCTAAGGCTAAGGGCTGTGTACGATCGATGCGATCGGTGATGAACTCGGTGAGCGACATATACTCAATGCTTAAGTCCTCGATGCTGAGCATGGGTAATAAATGGACTCGCTCGGTTCCTAATCGATGAGCAAGGATAGCTAATAGCAATTCGGCTCGGCCAAGGGCTGTGCCAAAGTAGCCTGCAGCGATTACTTTCATCTCCTCAAGCGACAGCTCGGCCCATGTGGATGGGTAGTCGATTGTATCGTTGACTGCATTGGGCTGATATAGTTCGATGGAGATCACAGCTTAGTTTTCTATTAGTACATACGTAATCGTTTGGGATTTGTAGCCAGCGCCATAAATGGATTTGGCTAATCGCACTGCAGTCAAGTAGAATTTATCCCACTGTGTAGGTGGAAGTGTTTGGCAACCTTCGGAGCTGGTGCCATTGTAGCCGCCTTTGTGGATATTGATACCAAACATACCTGTATCAACCTTGCCTCCATCGCGTGTAACTGTGACTTTGTCGGCACGTTGGCATATAGCAGGGTATTGCGATTTTTTGCCGCCATGTATATCAAATCGGTAAGCAGGATATATACCAGGATTCAACTTGGCTATGCCTGCACGATAAGCCGAAGGATCTGTATTGGCATTGAATGCGTGTAGCTCATTTTCTGTCAAAATAAAGATCGCATCGTCGTAAATGGCACGATCGTTTTCATCGGGCTTGCCCATTGTATTTTTATAATAACCACGAATGCCAATGATGGCAAATGCTGGAAGTTGTAACTCGGGATGCTTTTGGGCCAATAAACTTAATAACTCAGCTCTGTTGAGTTGTGGTGTTGTTTTTGGGATCTTCATCTTGTTTTTGTTTTTTATGTTCACGAATAAAGTCGAGTACGAGCTTCCCAAATTGGATAACCATGAGTGCGATGCAGAGCCAGTTTCGTGCATCGTAGCATTGTGCTATTTTAGTTTTGGTTTCCTGCGTTAGCATCGGTTGTCGTATTTTGACCAAGGGCAGTTTGTGATGGGGCGTCGTCGCCAAGTCGCTTACTGCTGATTTTAGCCTCACTCATAAATACACGTAGCGCAATGTTGCCTATTGCCGTGATTTTTACGAGCAATCCTAATATGATGGCAATAGTCGATTCGCTTAATGCGAACAGGCTAAAGAACGCACTATCGAATAAACTTAAGACTAGGATTAAAAAGTTAACCCACAATGTCCAGGACTTGTAAAATACTTTTGTCATATTATTTTTTTTTATTGGTGTTGTTGATATTTAATTTTAAAATCTATTTCTTTAGCATGGCTACGGATATTGTCCATTGCCAATTTCATCATGCTTCTTTCTTGCTTTGAGAAATCCTCAGGGTCGGTAGTAGCCATTGAGCAATAAACCAATGTATCATTATCCTCATCCAATGGACTTCTATTGATGAAATGAACACCGCTATACGTTACACCTTCTGCAATACTTTGATAGATGTTTTTCAACAAACATTCTTGCATATTTGCAACATCCAAATACACTTGATGGTCTTTCTCGACATACTTCAACATCTGTCTGTAGTGGTCGTCAATTTGAACTCTTACATATCGGTAAATAGCACCGCTAGTTTTGCTCGATTTGGTTTTCTCATAGCATACAGAAACGAAATTGAAATCAGTTTTACCATTGAGTGCAAATAGAATAATGAATTGTTCGGCTTTTGTATTCTTGAAAATATCATCCACAGTTCTATTGATCAATGCTATCAAATTGTACTCGAATAATACATTGATACAAGTTAACTCAGCTCTTAGCTTTGCAACTTGCTTGGCATTGGTTGTATTCGACAATTCTAAGCGCTTGACTTTGATGTTGTAATACGCCGTTATAATTGCCGTGATAGAAACGCCAATAAAACTAATCACTGATATTAAGACACCTTCTGTCATGGGGATTACAGATTTGCTTTATCCTTTATTTCTGCAATTTGTGTTTGAAGCTCGTCTATGATGAGGTCGTTGGCTTGAATATTAGCTTCACGAGCTTCGATCTGATCTGCAAGCTTTGATTCTAAATTTGCCAGTATTTCGACTGGGTTGTACTCAGAAACTTTGGTTTCTGTAACAATGATTTTACCATCAATAAACTCTGTAGACGTTGAGCTGTTTTCTGTTGATGGTGATGAAGGAATGTTTGTCATGATATTGAAGTTTTTATTTGGTTTAATTGTTTAATTTTTCCCATGTAGACCCATTGTAACCCCACCAACCTTTAGCTGTGAATGTTCCATTGGTATTCGTCACATAAATTAGCAATCCTTCTGCTGGGCTTGCAATAGCACTGCCTTGTGTAGCAGTCATACGTGGCGGTAAAAATCCTTTTGTGGTTGATTGCAATTCTAATATAGAACTTGCTACGTTATTGGCATCTGGTTTACCTATTGCTACACCTTCATTGCCTATATTCATTCTTTCAGTTCCAGTATCATCTTTAAAATGTAGCCTTACTGCTACCCATGATATGTATGCTCTATAATTACTCCCACTAATTGTGGTAGCTCCATCATTACCTATAGTAACTCCAGCACTATTGGATTTATTAACTTTAAATTGATTTATTCCATTGGTTTGCAAACTCATTAAAGTAGACGTTGCACCACTAGCAGTATTGGTTACATTAGCAAATATTAACGCAGGATTACCTGTTGTATTCCATGTTTGAGCAATACTTAACGCAGATGTAGCGGATGATCCAGTAAGGGTATTTGGTGTTTGTGTTATGCCCGCATTGCCCGAAAATGCAATTGTTGCCGCGTAATTGGTTGACAAAAATGAATTTGACAAAAAGGAATTAAGAGAGCCTATACTTAATTGATTTGAGGATGCTCTGAACAAATTGATATTACTACCAAAACTAATCCCATCTGCTGCAGTAGTTCCTGCATCCGGGAAGTTAAGTAATGAGGTACCTGTGGAAGTACCTAAAGCTATTCTATTAGTTGCTAATTGAAGAGGTGTAGTATTGCCATTTCGATCTCTAACATTTTGTAGTGTAGTGCTAAATGCATCAGATGTATGTATATTGCCTATTCTCTGCCAACGAGATCCGTTGTATTGATACATAAGAGAATCTGCCGTTCTATGAACAATAGTGCCCCTCTTATATGAATTGCCTAACCATGAAGGAAATACTGTATCTCTCAATGGGACTCTTAATATAGAATCAGCTACAATAGCCCCTTTGCAGAATTTGCCCTCGATTATTGGTACTTCAACAATTGCTTTCCTGAGCTAATCCTATCCAAAGACCGTAAGAAAATTGCAGGGCTTGTACACCAGGAGTCGTGCGACTGCCGATTCAAGCAAATGGACGATTCGGGGAAAATCGATACAGTCTACATCTCCAAGCTTTGGGGTTATACCAAAGATCAATTTGTAAAATTCGACAAAGACAAATCCGTCAAAGGTCCTATTATTCCAGATGGCAAAGTTGATAAAATCGACAATAAGTACGTCATCACTCGTCGTGCCATCGATCGCTATTTCCCTTTAGATAGCCTCAGAACTCTCGTAGAAAATACAAAAGAATCAAGCTTCATTCTTCCTATCAACTTCCCTTCACCCAACAAAACATATTACCAACTTGCCAGTTGGGATGGCGCTCGTTTAAGTGGATGGATAGAAATCGCTTCGCGAATTCCCAACATGCTCAAAATCATGTATGAGAAAGCTTTCCGCATCAAGTATCATATCGAAATCCCCGAAGCCTATTTTGAGCGAAAATGCGGCAAAGATATTTGGAATAAAATGAGCAGCGCAGAACGTAAAAAAGAACGTACTGATTTGCTTGAAGCAATGGACAACTACCTGAGTGGTGATGAAAATGCCTACAAAACATTCATATCATACTTCGATACCAATAAAGTGACTGGCGATGAAATAGGTCGTATCAAAATCACAGTCATAGACGACAAAAATACTACCTCAAAAGATTTGCTCACTTCTACTACTGCCAATACGGAGATTATGATAGCGATGAATGTAAATCCAAATATACATGGCGCTGCCATAGGTGGTGGTGTATATGCCGGCAACCAAGGCGGTAGCAATGTGCGCGAAGGCAAACTTCAACACGACAGCTCACAGAGCCTCGACCGACAAATGGTACTCGAAGTATTTAACCTTATACGCGACTTCAACGAATGGGGTGACGATCTCGAGTTCCGATTCAAAGACACTGTACTCCTCACACTCGACAAAGGCAAACAAACTGAAACTAAAATAAACTAATCATGTTATTCAATACCATTGCAGAGTTCAACGAATATTCTGACTCATTAGAAGGAATAAGATTTCAGGCCATCAAGCCTAGCATCGAGCATGCTGAAAAAAAGTTTATCATTCCGCTTATATCCAAAGCATTGTACGACGACCTCGCAGCCAAAGCCCTTGCCAACACACTTGCGAATGATGATCTCATATTGGTAAAACATCTACGAGGTGCATTGGCATCGCTTACACAATACTTATATATCCCCATTACCGAAGTACAACTTTCCGACAAAGGTACACGACGTGGCAATTCAGAGCAACAACCAGGTGCATACAAGTATCAAGTCGAAAACCTTCGCAAAGCAGTGCTCGAGCGTGGCTTCGAATACCTCGAAGATGCACTTGAATTTCTCAACGAAACCGCCAAGACAGATGGTAAATTCAATTTGTGGAAAGCAAGCACAGAGTATACCACATTCCGTTCGCTTCTTATCCCTACGGGCAAAGAGCTAGCCGATCTATACAGTAGCATTCGCTACCCACGCCGCCTATATATATTGCTTCGCTCCGAAATGTTCAACGTACAAGAGCTCACCATATCCGAAGCTATCACTTCTACATTGTACGATGCACTTTTGGTCAAAAACAAAACAGCTTCGCCATCCTTCTCAGCCGAAGAAACCCAATTGCTTGTATACCTGAAAAAAGCCATTGCACACCTCACCATTGCACGTGGCATTAGTTCTATAGTGGCGACTATGGATGAGAACGGCGTACATATCCTATCCAGTACCACCGATGGTAGCTCCAGTACAAGCAAGCGCGCACCAGCATCGGATACCATTATCCAAAACATCAGCCTCAATGCAGAATCTGCTGGGCTTGCTTGGCTCGACAAAGCCACAGCATACCTCACAGCTACAGCCACCGAATCTATTTTCTCATCTTGGTATACCAAAGTACAAGCAGAATCCATCGCCACAGCGCCACTCGACAATAGCACATATCGCGGTTCGTTCTCCATGTAGCTGTCCTTTTTATTTTTTAGTAAAAAAAACACCTTTACATCACAAAGTACAAACACAAAAAACAACGTCATGTAACCCTCTCAAATCTCACATCTCAAATCTAAATTATGTATACATTAACTATTGCCAACGGCTTTATCAACATTCAAGATACAGTCTTGAATAAATTACAATCAGTCCAAGTCACAGGCGTAATCCTAGCAAACGAAATGGAACATGTCGCTATACACGGCGCTGGTAAGTTCATTATGCTGCATCCTGAAAAAATTGATAGTATCAATGGTGCTGCTATCGATGGCGAAACCATCGATGAAATCATTGCCATTATGCAAGTGGCGTCCATCTTGCCGAGTGGCTCAGGCTCATTGGATTTGCTCGATGCCACAGCCTCTGCAGGTACTACTATTGTAGATTCGGGCTTATCTGGCAAAACAGTCCATGTTATCTTCTATGGTGGGTTAGCTGTTACCACTGGTTATGCATTGGTAGGTACTACGATCACATTCTCCGATGGCACCACATTCGAAGGTGGCGAAGCTGTCAAAATTCTTATTTCTTAATCAAACGCAACTCAAATACATGAAAACAAAATATAAAATAATCGCGCTACTGCTCGCTCTATTGGCATGTTGCGCCTATGTTGGAGTTAATGCTCAAACACAATATTTAGGAAGTTCAACAACGACCGTAATCAACAAAGGGGCTATTGTAGCTGATTCTATATTAAGAGTCCCATTGAGAGATACAGTATTTCCTTCATGGTTAGGCAATTCATATAAGAGGGGCACTATTGTTCATAGAACGG